GGCACATTTGCAACAATCTATTTATAATGATTATTCCGAGAAAGAACAATTAATCAGATTAGCTAACCACCCTAGTTTAGTTAAGACTCCTAATGTTGAAGCTAGTGCAGGTGCAGGGGCAATTATCGAAATACCAGAAGATTTAGATTCAGCTTTAAAGCCTTATATAATACAGCCTAGTGGTCAAAACTTAGATGGAATTATGAAGTGTATACAAACAAAAGTAGATGCTATTGATAGAATAACTCATATGGGTTCAGTAAGGGCAACTGGAACACAGATAGCTAGTGGAATAGCATTACAAACAGAGTTTCAATTATTAAATGCTAGATTATCTGAAAAAGCAGATTATTTAGAAAATGCTGAAGAACAAATCTGGGATTTATTTGCTAAATGGCAAGACAAACAATGGGACGGTTCAGTAAACTATCCAGATACATTTGATATTAGAGATTGGGCTAACGATTTACAATATTTACAAATGGCTAAAGCATCTGGCATTAAATCAGAAACATTTAATAAAGAAATAGATAAACAGATAGCAGAAGCTGTAATAGATGATAACGAAACTATGAAAACTATTAATGATGAAATAGATGCCGTTAGAACAGTAAGAGGGCAATTTCAGACAACCGAAGTAGAGGGTCAAACAGTTGGCGAAGAAGAAAGTTCCTAAAGATAAAAAGACTAAGATACCTAAAAAATATTTATCTGGTTTAAAAGGTGCAAAAAGAAATGCTAGAGCAACCTTATTAAAGCAAATTAGTTCTTTGTACAAGGCAGGAGCAAGAATACCAATGGCATTATTAAAGAAAAGGAACAAGTCATAATGGCAGTTAAAAGAAAACCTTTATCAGCAAGAACTATTGCAACTCTTAAAGCAAAAGCCAAAAAATCTAAGTTATTTAATTTAGCAGATTTAAAGGCTAGTTTTCGTAGAGGTCAAGGTGCATTTCTTTCATCTGGTTCAAGACCTAGAATACCGATGTCAGCATGGGCAATGGCAAGAGTCAATAAACTAATTAGTCGTGGCAAGTCTGGAACATTTGATAAAGACCTAATAAAAAGAGCCAGTAAACGTAAAAGAAAATGATGCTGATGTTATGGAGAAGCCTAAAAAAATATGTATTATTTGTAAGGTTTTTTTAATAGAGGTTTTTAAAGATGTTTATAAATGTCCAGTATGTAGAGCAATAGTTAACGAAAGGTTAGATGATAGGAAACAAGATGGCGATTTATAGAGGAAGAAACGTATCATTAAATAAACCTTTTAGATTATCAACAACCGAATCAAAACGTAAAAAATTTGGGGTTTATGTTAAGAATAAAGCTACTGGTAACGTCAAAAAAGTTACATTTGGTGCTAGAGGAATGAGTATCAAAAAACATATACCTGCAAGGCAAAAGTCTTTTCTCGCTAGAATGGGTGGTGTTTTAAAAGAAGTTAAAGGGCAAAAAACATTATCACCTGCTTATTGGTCAATAAGGGCGTGGAAAAAGAACTTTCCATTATAATATATGTCTAAAATTTTAGAAAAATTAGCTGACCAACATGAGGAACGAATTATTAATGTTCTTTATAAATTAGAAGATGACGTTATTAGAGAAGTAACAAGGGCAACTTCTGGTGCTTTAGTATCACAAAGAATAGCTATACAACTACAGCCTAAAATTAGAACACTAATTGAATCTACTTTTTTAAATGAAGCAGATTTAATAATAAATGAAGAATATAATAAAATAGCCAAAGTTGTACTCGATACATTTGGTGAAATGCCTATACCACAAAAGTTTAAAGGTTTAACTGAAGTTGACTTAACAACAATTAATGCACTTAAAACACAATCGTTTTCTGGTTTTGAAGATATAGCTGAAAGATTTTTAAAAATAATAAATGATGAAGTTTATCAAAGTACAATAGCAGGCAGACCTTTTGATGATATGGTTAAAAACATAAGGCAACATATTAATGGCGTTTATCAAAAGACTAATACTCGTGAGATAAATGAATTAGTTGATTTTATTAACGAGAATAAATTTGATAATTCAAAAAAAGCACAAATAGAAGAAGCTGTTAGCAAACTTCATACTCAATATGCTTCAGATAGGGCAGGAAATAACCTTAGAAGATATGCAGGGCAAATAGCACACGATTCAGTTATGCAGTTTCATGGACAGTTTACAGTTGCAAAAGCTAAAGAATCAGGTTTAACTCATTATACATACACAGGAACATTAGTAAGGGATAGTAGACCTTTCTGTCAGAATATGCTAAACAAGGTATTAACCGAGAAAGAAATTCGGGATATTTGGAATAATCAAGGTTGGGCAGGCAAATCTACTGGAGACCCTTTTATAGTAAGAGGTGGGTATAGATGCCGACATACTTGGATTCCAACAGACCCAGAGTGGGATATATGAGGAGACATAGATGGAAGAAAATACAGTAGAACAACCTAAAGAACAGGTTGAAGAAACTCAAGTAAAAGAAGAAAAGCCTAATGCAATATCTTATACAGAAGACCAAGTTACTGAAATGGTCAGAAGAAGATTAGCACAAGAAAGAAGCCAAGTTTATAAAAAACTAGGTGTTGAAGATTTAGATATAGCTGTAAATGCAGTCAAAAGCCAAAAAGATTTAGAAGAAAAACAAAAAATACAAAAAGGTGAGTTTGAAGAAATACTTAAAAACAAAACTCAAGAGTGGCAAAAAGAACGCTCAAACCTTGAAAGCCAACTTAAAGATATTAAGATTAACAAGTCTTTATTATCTTCGGCATCAAAGAATAAAGCTATAAATCCAGACCAAGTTGTTGAACTTTTAAAAAGTGGGATTAAGCTTAATGAAACTGGAAACGTGGAAATACTTGATAAATCAGGATTAGCACGATATAACAGTAATGGGGAACTCTTAACTACTGACGAGTTGGTGCAAGAGTTTTTAACACAGAACCCACACTTTGTTAGTGCTACACCTAGTGGCTCTGGGACGGTGTCAAATGTGGATAGGAGAGAACTCAATAAACCTTTAAATTTGAGTGATTTAGATATGAACAATCCATCGGATAGGAAAATGTATGCTGAATATAGAAAGCAAAGAAATTCCAAACCTAATACGATTGTTTTAAATAATTAAATGACATTAAATTTGTAAGGAGTTAAAATATGTCTAATGAAACTACCAGTTCAACCATCTCGGAATTATATACCGAAATAGTTGCAGAAGCATTATTCGTTGCTAATGAGCAATCTATAATGAGAAACCTTGTCAGAAACTACACTATCGTTGGTGGTGGTAAATCAGTAGAAGTGCCGATTTATTCAGCAGTATCAGCGTCAGCAGTAAGTGAAGCCGCAGACCTTTCAAACACAGCTATAAACCCAAGTTCAGTTACTATAACAGCATCTGAAGTTGGAATTATGACAACACTAACAGACTTAGCAAGAAATTCAGCATCGAGAAATGTTGCAGGAGATATTGGTAGATTGTTTGGTGAAGCTATAGCTAAAAAAATAGATGCCGATTTATCAGCATTATTTACAGGCTTTTCAACACAAAAAGGACCAGGAGCAGGTGCAGAATTAACAATTCAAGATTTGTTTGAAGCAGGTACAGAGTTAAGAACCAACAATGCACCACAAGCTTATTATGGTGTATTTCACCCAAAGCAAATATTTAATGTGAAAAAAGCATTAACAAATACATTTGCAGGGTCAGCTAATATTCCAGACTTAGGTAATGAAGCTTTAAGAAATGGTTTTGTTGGACAAATAGCAGGCATACAAATATTTGAAAGTTCAAATGTTGCTGTAGATGGTTCTGATGACTCTATTGGTGGTGTATTCTCACAAGATGCTTTAGGTTTAGCTATGATGCAAGACCTTAAGATTGAATCACAAAGAGATGCTTCATTAAGAGCAGATGAAATCGTAGCCACAGCAGTTTATGGAGTTGGAGAACTTCACGACAGCTATGGTGTTAAGCTAACAGCAGATAGCTTGGCTAACTAATTTAACTAGGGAGGGAAACCTCCCTTTTTATCTAAGGTGTTAAAATGGAAACTGTTAAATTAATACATACAAATGGCGATATTATTGAAAGATTAAAAATTCAATATGAGCCTAATCAAAAAATGTGGAATCAAAGAGGTTGGAAACTGCACGACGAAACAATAGTAGTAAAAGAACCTATTATCGAAGAACCAAAAGTAGATACAGAATGGCAACCAGAAGACAAGCCTAAAAAGAAAAAATCCAAAAAAAAAGGATAAATAATGGCTACAACTGAATTTAGTGTCGCAAATACAGATTTACAAAAAATCCAACCAGACATATTAGGTTTTGGTGTTACTGATTTTGCAGACCAATTACAATTTGCTGAAAATGATGTTTTAAGACGTATTCGTGAAGAATGGTGGGAAAGATATAGGCATCAAGTCAGATACAAGGATATTACTAAAGTAACATCTGTTGAAATGACGAATAGCAAATTAACAAACTCACAATGGACACAATCAGTTGTCTATCTAGCTTTATGGAAATATGCTTATCCAATATTGACTAAATGGAAAGACCCAGATACTGGCGAGGGTAAAGACACATTTCAAGTTCAAATAGATTTTTATAGAGATAGGTATGAAGAAGAATTTCAAGCTATCTTAAGAGATGGTGTAGAATATGATGAAGATGGTGGTGGTACTGTTTCAGATAGCGAAAAAGAATCATTACATCAGTTAAGGTTAGTTAGATAATGTCAGTTGATGTAAAAGTTAACGTAAATTCTATAGAAATAACTAATCTATTAAAGAAAATTAGTAGAAAACAAAAGGCAGTAATAACTAAATCACTTAATAGAGTTTCAAACATGGCTATATTGATGATTACAAAGCGAACACAAGCAGGAAAGCTACCAGATGGGGGTAATATGAGGTCATATGCTCCATCTACTGTAAGAAGCCGAAAAAAGCGAGGTAGACAAACTGGTTTTGTTGATTTAACAGATACTGGTAAAATGTTTAGAAGTTTAGACTTTAAAACTGGTGGTTTAAAAAGCACATTATTCTTTGCTAATAAGGAAAGAGAAAAGATTGCAAGTTATCACGATAGTTTTGGAGTAGGCAAAAGAAACACAAAAAGACCTTTTTTTGCTATAGGTAACAAAGAAGAAGATAAAATAATTAAAGAATTTCAAAATTTTTATTTTAAAGAAATGAAATTATGAGCAAAAGAGAAAACATAGCTAGTGATATAATTACTAAACTTGATGCTGTAACAAGTCCTATTGAGTTTAAAAAGATTACTAGAGAACCTTTTGAAGTTGAAGAATTAAGTGATGCCCAGTTTCCTGCAATGTTTATTCAAAGTGGTGATGAAACAAGGGAAGTATTAAGCATAGGCGATACTGGAGCAGGAACATATCGAGGTACAATAGATTTTTTAATAGTTGCTTTTGGTAAAGGCACAACAACAAATATAGATACTGTTAGAAATCAAATTATAGAAGTTGTTGA